AGAATACATTCGATAGTAGGATAAATGTCAGAAATCCGTGTTGAGAAGCATGGGTTTGTACGTCTTGTCGATACAATGCCGAGGGAGGATCTTGACCATGCCATAGTGCAGGCCGCCCGAGTGTCGTATGGAGAAGGCACAAAGAGTGTTAGGAGTGATCGCGGTCTGATTCGTTACCTGCTTCGTCACGCTCATACCACCCCATTTGAGATGGTAGACTTCAAGTTTCACATAAAGATGCCCATCTTTTTGGCTCGGCAACACATGCGTCACCGGACCGCAAGCATCAATGAGATTTCAGGTAGGTATTCGCAGCTGCCCGAGGAGTTTCACGTTCCGGCGGAGTTCCGTGGTCAGTCCAAGGTGAATCATCAGGGGTCCGATGGAGTGTTGGATTCTCCCGAGTCTATGGTTCTGTTGAGGGATCAGAAGGCTTCGTGCGAACAGGCATTTGAAGTTTATCAAAGCTTGCTCGACCATGGAGTTGCCCGAGAGACGGCGCGGGAGCATCTGCCCCTGTCGACCTACACCGAGTTCTACTGGAAGATCAATCTACACAACCTCCTTCACTATCTGCGTCTCAGGATGGACAGTCATGCCCAACCGGAGATCCAGTTGTACGCCAAGGCAATGTACGACCTGGTAAAGCCATTGATTCCAGCGGTCGCCGAGGCCTATGAGGACTACATTCTCGGATCTGTGACCCTTTCTAGATTGGACCTTGCGAAAATAAAGCAAAATCTTCTTGAGGGGGAGCATGAACCCTACCCTTCACAGAGCGAGGAACTAGAGTTTTTAGAGAAGCTCCGTGCTCTTGGGGTCGCCTAGACTTGTTCGGTGGTTTGTATCTCTCACCCGGTTCAAGTTGTCTAGGTTCATAGATCTTTGGTGGAGGAATGATAGGTTTTGGTTTGGGTTCTTTCGGTACAACAACCTGTTCATCTTTATCCTTTTCCTGCGAAGAAGCCGAAATGATTGTTTGAATCTTTTTCCATGTTTCCTCATCAAGTTCTCCACCACCCAACTCATCTTCTCGGAACCCGTAAGAAAGGTATATCGCCATGCGTTCTTCAAACGTCTTTCCTTCGAGTTCCACAATGAGTTCTTGACACTGTTTGTTTGTGATCACGTGATACTTGTGCAGAGCCATGCCGCATCCTTCCACCGGACAGGGTGGATAGTAACGTCGCGCATTTGTCTCACAACGCTTGTGACAAAATTCATCTATGTCACTCAAGTAGACATCAAGTTTATCAAGTATAATTTTATTACATATTGAACATTTTGTGAATGGTACTAGGTTGCGACGACATTCATGATGAACGTGGTGACCACAACGAACTTTGGCTTTGCAGACGAACGAAATGTCATCGCCACAGATACTACACATTCTAAATATCTTCCATGTCTTTTCTTTAACGCTTCATCACATTACCACACATCCTACAGGTGATGAACAGGGTCATGGGCTCGTCTGCAGATCTCGTTTGCTTTTCCACATAGGTCGTCTTCATGGACTTGCACTTGCCACACTTGAACATCCCGTCTTCGTATTCCTCTGGTTTCTTCTCGACCACCTCCTTCTTGGGCTCCTGGTACCAAAGATCCCATATCTCTTTGGTGTCGAAGGTGTTGGGTTTGAGTTCCCCTGACTTGATTCTATCCAGAAACTTGGACTTGTCGTTGTTGCGAATCGCGTAGACCAATGATCGCACCCGATTGGTGTAGAGTTTTGTGAATTCAGGATTTTTCCAATTCGCTCGCATGTCGTTCTCTTTGATGATTGTAACATTCTTGAAAGGGTTTGGTACCTCGACCATGTAGTCGTTCAGGTTCGTTGAAATGTGCTCAGAAAGTTTTGCGTGTTCGGTTTTGAGTTCGTCGGTCACATGTTTCTTGTCCAAGTATGATGCTCGTTCTGCACGCGTCCAACACTCCTTGGAGTTGATGAATATCTCGCGCTGTATCTGAACCAACTTGGTCATCGTGTCCCTGCGAACTTGTGTGAGTTTCTCGCGAATGATTTCCATTTTCTGCAGACGCCTTGTGTTCAGAAGATGTAAAAGTCTTTTGAGAATGCGTTTCCTCTTGGGGATGTCAGGAAGATTGAAGTAGTCCTCCTTTTCATTCATAAAAACCTTGGGCTTGAAAGAAGGTCTCCGAATGAAGTAGCGTTCCAGGTTTCGAATGATCATGCCAGTACCTTTCATTTCTGTATCTATTCCATCTATGTCTTTCTTGACCGAAGTGAGGAGACGTTTGAGTCGCACCTGGTCCAAAAGTCTTTTGTTGACCTTTTTGATGGGTGGCACAAAGGTTTCACCTTCCATCCGGTTCATGAGCTCCAAGAGACGTTCCTGCTTCACCACCAATGAAGTCTTGCGTTTGACCAGTCGATTCTCTGTAACATCAAATATGTAGTTCTTCTTGGCGACGTATTCGCTCCACACCTTGGAGTTGTACTTTTGGATCTCTTTTCGCGTCTCTTCTGCTTCGGCCGGTTTCATTTGCTTGATGCTCCAGTTCTTGGCCCCCTTGCTGAGATGTATAGCCAATGCCTCTGCCTTGGTTTCGCTCACCAAGCCCGAGGATACGAGCGCGCTTGTCACTAGTGCGATGGACTTGGCTTCCATTGTGTTCTCTGCTCTGACGGGCATCCTGCCTCTCGTCGCTCCCTGAATAATTATTTCAACTTCTTTACTTGCAGGGCTTGGGAGTTCCTATTTCGTTTGACTTCGTTGGGATCTTGACCGGGTTTGGTGGCACCTCCTGCCTTTTTGTATGTCTTCTGATGGAGATTCCAGAATTGCTGCGAACCCACACGGAAATTCTGATGGATCTTTGCCTTGTACCAAAACACACAGTCCTCAATCCTGTTGGACTTGCTTGTGTTGTCCAAGACCAGAACCTCATAGTTTTCAGTACACGCAGTCATGACCTGGTTGAACATATCGAAATTGGGGAAGATGCCGAAGAATGCCTTATATAACTTTTCTCGGTTCTGGATTACATTCTCTCGCGCGATGAAGACATAGTCCACGTTGGCGCGCAAATCAGGGCTTAGGTCCATGCAGTATTGCATCGTTAACATAAAGAAAATTTTCCAGTGACGTCCATTCATGAAACATTGCCGAATACACGAATCCTTCAAAAATCGTCGATCGTACATACAGTCGTCCATCAGGATAAAGGCTCCGATGTCCCTGGATGTCAGTTCCTGCTTTCCTGGCGGTGGTTTCATGTTCACCATCTTCCTCTGCCTGTCGATGACCCTCTCTATGATGTCCTTGTCGTACTCGCCGTAGATGAACAAGTCCGGAATGAACTGCTGATACCAATGATTTCCCTCCTCGGTTGCAGACATCACCACGCCCGCCGGGAGATGCTTCTTGTGATAGAGAATATCTGTGACCAACGTTGATTTTCCTGTGCCACGCTTTCCAATAAACACACATACCTTGTCGTCGCCCATTGAAGCTGGGTTGAATTTTTTGAGTTGAACGTTCATATCTATTAGTCGTATGTATTTTTTCAATTCTTTTTTTGACACATCATAATAGAATGCGGCTTGCCGTCACAGGATATCAAGACACATTTTTGACCGGAGACCCACAACAGAGTTTCTATCAGAAGGTGTTTACGAAAAGGTCCGGATACACGACTGAGAACCTTCGTCTGGCCTTTGATTCCGATATTGGATATGGGAAAACATCGATATGTACAATCGACAATGACACTTGCGATATCATAACAGCTTTTGTCGTGAATTTCAGATTCAATGATTCTCAAGTTGTTCCGCAGGATGCAGGGCACGCATTTATAGAGCGTGCAGAACTTGCGGTGGGTGGTCAGACAATCGTGAGTTTGACCGGCGAGTACATGGCGATTATATCCGATCTCACAGACAGTCAGAGAACTAGAAACAGTAACGATTCCATTCTGAAGCGCACCGCGACACCCACAAGTTATGGATCGTCATCGATCGCAAATCAATTCTTGGTTGAAATACCATTTTTTGGAAAGGGATACCAGAATTCATTCCCTTTACTGGCTCTGAACAGGCACACGATCGAAGTTAAGATAACACTTCGAACGCAAGCAGAGCTTGGAAATCTCCCTGTACCAGATGTCGTGCTCGATCTACAGGCCATCTATCTGAATGAAGAACATCGCCAGTTCTTTCTTGGAAAACAGTTGGACTATGTCATAAAACAAACGCAACTCGCACGAGTCACACTTGGCGATCTCAATCAGATCCGTTTTGGAACCGAATTTGAAAATCCCGTAAAAGAATTCGT